TTGAAGTTAGCGCTCATGCTATCGGCGGAGCCGTTTCTATCGACTTCGAGAGAATGCTTGATGGTGCTGAAAACATGGCTGAGCTCGTTGGAATTCTGACAGAGGCTCAGACTGATGCTGTATATCAAGAGGTTCAGAGAGCACTGCGCGCTGCTGTTACACAACATGGTGTTCCAGCTAACAACAGAGCTAACGTTACAGTTGGTAACGACTTCGACCCTCAAGAAATGATGAAGCTCATTTCGACAGTTAGAAGTTATGGTTCTGGCGCTGTTATCTTTGCACCGCCTGAATTCGTTGCTGCTATGGGCGCTGATGCTATCGTTCCAGTTGCTTCTAATGGCAACTACGGTGGAGTATATCATCCACAAGATATTGATGCTATCCACAACCAGGGATACATTAATATCTTCAGAGGAACTCCGATTGTTCAGATTCCACAATCATTTGTTGATGAGAACAATGTAGAGACTTGGATTGACCCACAACTTGCTTATGTACTGCCTACAGGTGGTGAGAGAGTTGTTAAGGTTGTATTTGAGGGTAACACACAGATTTGGGACTTCACAAATGCAGACCAGTCCATGGAGATTCATACTTATAGAAAGCTGGGTACAGCTATCCTCGCTTATCATAATTGGGGAATTTATAAGAATGAGGGAATCCTTCAGACTTATAAGGAAATGTATCCAAACGTATAATTGATTAGATAGGGGAGGGGTTCGTCCCCTCCCATATTTATTTTTAAATGTTGAGGTTGTATTTATACTGCGGCCGCTCGTCTATGTTGACGATATAGAGCCGTCTATGTTTATCCGTAGGCGACCGCCCGCAGAATACATATAGCCTAGGAGTTAAAAGGAGTATTTAAAATGGATAAGAAGGTAAAAGTTGTAAGTTTAGTTTCGCAAAGAGTCGTGCTGACAGTACCAGATATAAGACTTAGACGTGTTTGGGAAAGAAAAGGTGCAACAGCAGTGATTCCTTTCGAACAGTTAGAAGAGGCTATGTATAGTCCTGGTGTTGAGAACTTATTTAGAAATGGAGTTCTTGGCATTGATGATATGGAAGTTAAAATTGCACTGGGTCTTGAACCAGAAGATGCAAAAGAGCCAGTTAATATTATTACTTTAAACGATGCTCAGAGAAAGCGTTATTTAACAGTAATGCCGCTGGCAGAATTTAAAGAAAAGATTAAAGAGCTTCCTATCGAGCAAATCAATGAGCTTGCCGCATATGCTATTGCAAATGAGATTATGGATTATGATAAGTCTGAGGTTATTCAGAAGTACATCGATGTCAATATCATGAAGGCAATTGAACTCAACAGGGCAGACCAAGCCGCCGCTAAATAGGAGAGGTAAAAATGGCTTCAGTCTATGACGTATATGATGCGTTTCTATCAAAGATGTTAGAAGACGAATGGTTAAATTGGACAGATGAAGAAAGAGAAATGGATTGGCGTTCCTTATTAGATGCGGCGATTCCTTATTTTAAGTTTCCTAGGGTTAGCTTGGAAATTCAAGACGATATGTTTGTTGATGAAAATGTAGCCAATGAAGAAATTCAAATACTTGCAACTTACATGAAATGTGAGTGGTTAAATAGAACCATTATGACATGGGAGAATGTAAAACCACTTTACGTTGAAAGAGATTTTTCGCAAGCTAACTTAATAGATAAGTTAAAACAATTACTTGAAAGAGAGGAATATAAGGCATTAAAGTTAGAACGTATTTATTATCGTTCGCGCAAAGGAAAGCCATTTACATATAGACAATTGGCAGGAGAATAAAATGAAATATATTCCTGGTATGGATGAAGGATATGCAAACAGCTTAAAGAATAAGTTGTTTGGTTTACTTTGCGAGTATGAGAAAGGAAGAGAGTGGGAGAAGTTCTTAGATTCTATTATTATCGAACTTTATGGGTTTGAACCTGAAGAAAGAACTATTAATTATTATACTCTATTTCATAAAATTTCCTCTTTAAGATATTTACGTTATGAATATTTTAGAAGTACAATTTTCGATTGTATGTCTTTACTTTCAAAGCAATCGGAGGTAGAAGATGGGATATTATGAAGAAGTATATTTAAAGAGGTTAAATAGATATGGAGTAGATTTCCAATCTCGTTTACAAGGTCAAAGAGAAGAAAACTTCCATAGGCAGTTGATGAAGTCAGTTTATTATGTAGAGTTTGATTATGAAGGGAAGACTTATGAGGGTGAGTTAACCCCAATGCGTCAGAACGAAACAAAAACAATGCAGTACTTATTAACTGATGTCCATTTAGATATGCCGAATGGGACGATTTTATTTATTCCAGATAAAGATTATGAATTACGACCTTGGCTTATCTATTATTTAGAAGATATGAAAGCTAGTGGATATAATAGATATATCATGCTTAAAATGACTCATTTACTATCTTGGAAAGATAGAGATGGTAATGTACAGACTTCTTGGGCATATTTCTATGGTCAGGAAGACAACATGCTTAAAGATGAACTTAAATCTAGAAGTAGAAGTAAGGTTCTTTATACAGAAAATTTAAAATTAAGCTTCTTTATATTACCAGTTAATGAGTTTTTACGCAAAGATGATTATTTAGAAGTTGGTGAGGGCAGATTAAAAGAAGCCTATGTAGTTACTGGTTATGATATTCAATCAACTCCTGGAGTTGAATTTGTATCCGTAGACCCACAATATATTCGTGATTTAACTCCGCCGCCAGAGCAAACAGAAGAAGATAGTGATGATGATTTCTTCTGGATTAACGGAGGTAAGAAGCAATGACTGTAAGAAATTGTGCTGATATTGGAGTTAATGCTCAATATATAATTAAAAGGCTTTTAGCTAATCAAAACTTACTTAAATTATTATATTATACTGATAAAGACCCGTTGAGTCACGAAGATTTAACTGAGGAACAAATTGAGAACGAGGTTTTTAATAAGCTGGTTAAAATAGTTCCTCGTGTAGGGCCAAAAGAGACGGCTCATTCACTTATTGCCGTTAGAATCGCGCGGGCGCGTGGACTAGCATCAAACAATGAGTTTAAAAATGTTAGTATAAGTGTTGAAGTATTTGTTCCGATGACCCAATGGATTATTAAAGATACGAATTTAAGACCTTTTGCTATTATGGGGGAAGTTCAAAAGTCCTTAAATGGTAAAAAGATTGAAGGTCTGGGCAAAATGACTGGTGGAGATTTTAGTTTAAACTTTTTAACTGAAGAAATTTCTGCTTATGAACAGACCTTTATATTAACTTCCTATGATTGATGATAAAATTTTTCTTGGTTTTCCTATTGATTTCCAAGGGATTTGTCAGATATATCCCCCTACAGTAAATGATGTGATTGGTAATAAAGATTTTTCGATTTACCAATCGCTTTTTACTATGACACAGGAAGAATTAGATAAAGCATTTCTTCAAGACGAAAGGGTTGAGCAGGTTCCTACTCCTTTTCAATATTTGTTAATCAATTATCATCAAGATGAGATGGTAAGACAAAAAATACATGAAGCATTTCAGCAATTTGTACATGAGCCAGTAACAATTGTACCAGAAATTGAAATGTTGTTAATTGGAAAGAGTGAAGATGAATTAGACCCTGATGTGGACTTAGAAAATCCAAGATTACTTACAGCAGATAATTATTTTGATTTTCAAAATCAAATTCGTAAGGTAATGGGTGTAGAAGTCGAAAAGACTCCTGACCCAGAGGAAGAGAATTTAGACCCGCGCATTAAGCGTTATAAAATGAAAATTAAACAAAGTGAAGAAATACTTAAAAAAAAGAAAGCAAAAGAAGCGCCAACTTTAGGTACTTTACTTGCTGCAATTTGTTGTATGGGAATTGGTTTAAATCCACTTAATATTGGAGAGATGAGCTATGCGTGCGTTCATTGGTTAATTTCAATGGAACAGCAAAAAGAAGAATACGATATTGATATTCGTGCACTTCTTGCTGGCGCGGATAGTAAAAAAGTTAAACCAAAATATTGGATAAAAAATATAGACGAAAAAGAATTATAGGAGGCTATATAATATGGCAATTATTCTTGATAAATATGCTATCAAAGAAGTCGCTGACGTTATGTTCTATGAGTTAGACTCAAAGGGCGCTCCTTCCGCTCCAGTTCTTTATCTGGATACTCTTAAGACATCAACTCTGAGCCAGAGTTCAGAAGTTGTTGATGCTAGAGGTGGTAAGGGTAACGTTAAGATTCTTTCTTGGGATACTAATAAAGAGCTTACCATCGAGATGGAGGATGCTGTATACAGTGCTAAGTCTCTCGGAATCATGTTCGGTGGAGATATGAAGGTTTATGGAGATAAACAGGAAGTTCTGAAGACTCTCCGTTATAGCCTTGAATCTGTTAAAGAATCTGGAAATGATTATCTGACTTTCGATATTGCTGGTAATCAGCTGTATATTGATAAAAAGTTAGTTACTGCTTTTAGCTATCAGAAGACAGATGGTACAGAAGTTTCTGACCCAGTTCCTATGGCTGCTACTACAGTAAATTGGACAACTGGTAAGAATAATGATAGTACTCAGGCTATTGATTTTATTACTTTCGACCTGTTAGACTGCACTTCAAGCGCAGCAGCTAGAACAGATGGTAATGGTGTTATCAATGGTGGTGTTACGATTGATATCGGTGCAGAATTCAATTCAAATACTTATTATATCACTGGTGATACTTATGCTAGAAACGTTGCTTCTGGTAAGGACGAGTTCCTTCAATTCATCATTCCAAAGGGAAAGGTTTCTGCTGAGGACGTTAGCCTGACAATGGAAGCTGATGGAGACCCTGCTACATTCTCGATGACAATTCAGTGCCTGAAGTCTGAGAGTGGTTCAATGGTTAAGCTTGTTAAGTACAATATTGGTTCTGGTGGAGCTGCTGCTATTGGTAATAAGGGTGTTGCTTCAGTTCTTGATGATTTTGAAAATAATCATGATGCATATACTAATCCAAGTGCAAAGATTGAAAATGCAACTTCACAAAATAACCCTAATTTTGTACCAGGTGAGTAATTTAATAAGTAATGCTAATGGAAGGGAGGCGGTTTCGCCTTCCTTCTTTATTTAGAGGACAAATATATGGATAATGAATTCGGTATGCAAGAACTGTACTTTGTGCAGTTAAAATCCACTTATCCTATAGAGATAAAAGGTAGAGAAATTGCCGCAGGTGAAGTTATTGCGGCGTTTGATAAAATTCAAATTAGTAACTTTCAAGAGATACATAAAGAAGTCGCTTCACAAGGTGGTTACTATAATCGAAAGTTAGTAGTTTGGAACAGGACTGAGGGAGTAAATTTAATTTTCACACAAGGAGTATTTTCAAAAACTCAATTAAGTTTAATGACAAATACTCGATTAGTTAATATCGGTGAGAATCAAATAGTACGAATTGCACAACGCGATGAACTTGAGACCGATAGTGAGGGGAAAATTACATTAACCCACGTACCTATAGATTCGTGGATTTTTGTTTATAATAAAGAAACAGGTGAGAAACTGACGGGTATAACTTGGGTTGATAAGACACAAGGTATATTACAAACTCCTTTGGTTTACAAAAATGTTATTGTAGATTATGAATATGGATATGATAATGGCGCAGATGTAAGTTTTATCGGTGAGGATATCTTTGAAGGGTATGTGACATTAGAAGGACGTACTCGGATTAAAGATGACATAACCGGTGAAACTCATACGGCAATTATCTATATCCCGAAATTAAAAATTACGTCAGATTTTAATCTCACTTTAGGACAAAACGCACAACCAGTGGTAGGAAAGTTTAATGGGACAGCACTACCGGTGGGAAATGCGAAACATTCAAGAGCCTTAGAGATATATTACTTGGAAGATGATATAGATAGAAATTCCGAATGGCGTTAATTTTTAATTAACGTCATTTTTTATTGGAAAATTAGGAGGAATAACAGAATGGCACCAGGTGGAAGTCAAACAACTGTAGGAGTAACCGTAGCAGCCAACATGGATGTTAGTGGCATACTAAACGGTGTAAAAAGTATGCAAGGTGCTTTTAATGGTTTAAAATTACCGGCTAATTTAACTGGTGATGCCATTAAGCAATTTGATAAGTTAAAAGAGTCATTAACTAAATATAGAGAGTTAATGGAGAAAGGGCCTAGCACTAAAGCTGATTTAAAACAATTGGAGAAGTTAGAAAAGACAATTAAAAGTTCTTTTTCAGACTTATCTAAAGTTTATGATGAGCTTTCAGGTAAGAAAATATATCTTGAAGCAGATGCTACAGCAATTAAAAATGCTCAAAAAGATATAGACCAGTTAAAACAAGATATTCAAAATAAGCTTGGTTCTATTAAGTTTGAATTTAGTAGTCCTACTAAAGGTAAGATTGATATAGGATTAAACGAATTAACCTCTGATATGGAAAGAGCAGTTAAAAGCTCAAAAGTTGTTTCGGCTTCCATGAAGGAGATGACTAATAGTATCAGAAGTGGTAATTTTACCGAAGCATCCAAGGGATTAATTCAAATTGAACAGCAAGCCGTTAAATTAAAAGGAGCTAGTGTTGGATTACTTAAAACCTTTCAACAGATGGGCCTTATTCAGTTTAATAAAAGTGCTGAAGACTTATATAAGAGTGGTCAGCATGTGGTATTATTACAACAAGGTTTTGAGAAATTACGTGGCGCTTTATCGGCTGATGATGCAGAATTAAAACAATTTATTAAATCATTAGAAGATGCTGTTGTTAAAAAGGGAGAACTTGAAAAAATTGGTGAGCAACATTATAATAATAGTATTGCTAAACAAGTTCAGGATACCAACCAATTAAAACAAGGCTACGATCAATGCGCAGATGCAGCACACAATTTTGCTCAACAAACTTTGAGTGCGGCTCAACAAGTAGAACAACTTCAACAATCTACTCAATATTTCTTTAGTTTAAGAAATATGATTAATCTTTTAAAAAGAGGTATAGATGAAGCTGTTCAATCTGTTAAAGACCTTGATAAGGCGATGACAGAAACTGCTGTAGTTACTGACTATAAAGTTAGTGATTTATGGGGGATGCTACCTGAATATACAAAAGTTGCTAATCAATTGGGAGCCACCACTCAAGGCGCCTATGAAACAATGACTCTGTATTATCAACAGGGTTTGGAACAGCAACAAGCTTTTGAACTCGGCGCTGAGACCATGAAAATGGCTCGTATTGCTGGTTTGGATTATGCAGAAACTACAGATATGATGACCGCAGCGCTTCGTGGTTTTAACATGGAGTTAAATGAAACTTCAGCAAAGCGTGTTAATGATGTTTATTCAGAGCTAGCTGCGATTACTGCTTCTGATACCGAAGAACTTGGTACAGCTATGCAACGTACTGCATCAATTGCAGCGTCTGCGGGTGCAAGTTTTGAAGGTACGACCGCTTTCTTGGCACAAGCTATTGAAACAACAAGAGAACCAGCGGAAAATATTGGTACTGCGATGAAGACAATTGTCGCACGTTTCCAAGAGATGAAAAAGAATCCTCTTGAAATTAGTGAAGTTGATGGAGAAGAGGTTGATTATAATAAGATTGATGCGGCCTTAAAGACTATTGGCGTTGATTTAAAAGATACGAATGGTCAATTTAGAGATTTTGACCAAGTTATGCTTGATATCTCCGCGCGATGGGATGGATTATCACAAAGTCAGCAGAGATATATAGCCACAGTGGCGGCTGGTTCTAGACAACAGTCTCGTTTTATTGCAATGGTAAGTAACTATGAGCGTACCATGCAATTAATGGAGGCAGCAAATAATAGTGCGGGCGCGTCAGACGAACAGTTTGGAAAGACAATGGATTCGTTAGAATCTAAGTTAAATCAATTACATAATGCATGGCAACAGTTTACTATGGGTATTGCTAATAATAACATGATTAAAATGGCTGTTGATGGTTTAACTGGATTCTTAAATATTACTAATAAGATAATTGATGTATTAAGTTTAGGTAGCGGGGCGTTAAAATCATTTTTATCTGTGTTTGCTGCATTTACTGGTTTAAAAGCGGCAGGTCGTATTGCAAACAAAGCAATTGGTGGACTTGGCGGATTGGTTGATCCAACTTCAACATTTAAAGAAGGTTTTAAAGGTGGCGCGATTAGACAGGGACAAACTGGAACTGCGCAAGCTAAAGCAATTAGTGACCCAATTGTAACAGCAATAAATAGAATTTATGGAGCAATAACTGGCAAACAGGTCCTAACAAATCAAACCGCACAGAATACAAGTGCAGATTTTCAGTCTTTCAAAAGGGCTAATGCTGATATGAGAGATTTCTTAGATGGTATTAAAGCTAATGATAATTTCTCACTTACAGAAGCATACGGAAAAATTAGCGGTTTGGATATACGTCAACAGCAAGCGGTATTACAACAATTACCTGGATTACAATTAAGCCTGCAAAAGAACGGTATTACTTTTGATAAATCAGATTTAAGTAGTAAAGCAACTCAGCTAGTTAAAGCTTTTAACGATGAAATCAATCAGGGGTTAAAAAATAAAACAATTGATACTCAAGCGGTTATGCAAATTTTTGGTACTCCACAAAATTTGATGAAAGCTGCAGAAATCCGAGGAACGGAATATGCTCAAGCAATGCAAGAGGCTTTATATAATGGATTTGATTATGATGAGGCTTTAACTCGCAACATTTTAGAGGCTAGTCGGGATAATTTTGAAGAAGTTACTCAGGCAGAAATTATTGAGTTTGCTCAACAAGCTGCTCAAGAAGAAGCAGAAGCTTATGCACAAGAACGTCTTAAAAGTTTTAGTGGAAAAGCTTCTCGAGGCATGGAGCTTGCTAATTATATAGCTGGTATAGGTCAGGCGGCTACGATCGCAGGGCAGGGTGTTGCACAATTAGGTATGCAATTATCCAATGCGGGTTTTTCTGAAGC